CCCAGAAGAATGCGTCGGTTGTCAAGAACAGCAAAGCCTAGCTCGGCCCAGCCATAGAAACCGGCTCTCTGGTGACGATGGAGTGCATCGTCTTCAAAGATCTGGACTTCCTGCTTGACGGGCATGACGAAGCTATCGTTACCATTCAGATCAAGACCAACAATCAGTTCAGAGTCAGTACCCTGAAGTGTGCCAGCCAACTGATCAGAATAGAAGGTCTGGTATTCTTGACCAGAACCAAGCTCATCCATGTCATGAAGGTTTACACCAAAGACACGGGTGATAACAGCATCGCCATCGCCAGCCAGATAGATCTCACGACGAGTGACTTCGTCGATCTGGTCAAGACCCCAGTTACGGATGTCTTCGAGGGCTTCCGGGCTAAGGTACACGTCGCTCAGGCTACCGCGTCGGATAGAACCTGTGTTTCCCCCACCATTACGTCGCATGACGGTCTTGAGGAGTGAAATTACGCGCTTAGTAAACTGGCCGTCAGCAGCATCACCATCGTAAACGAGGATGTTACGATCAACGCCAGCGGCGAGCAGCGTGTGCCAACCATCGTCATTCATCTTCTTGACGAAGCCAGCTTCAAGAACCTGCATTGCACGACCCACAATATCCCAACGAGCTTCTCTGGCATAACGCAAGAGATAGTCGATTGAACTTGCAACCGTGTAAGTAGGAACCATGACATAATCGCCTTCCACGGCACGCTCAGGAATGCGACCATGGCCGGGATTAGTATACGCTACGTGAGTGTTCTCTTCACCGGGGGCGAGGAGATCCAAGGGGAACTCTACGCTTGCACCGGGTTCAACAGCCATTTTCTCAAAAATGCCGTCAAGAACATCACCAATTAAAACACCTTGACGAAGAGGTAGCTCAAGAGCCTGAGCCAATTCGTGTTGGGCGACAAGAGCTTCTGTCTTATCAGCACTACCTGAGCGCTTGAGAAGATCGAGAAATTGCTCGTCTGGTCTAGTCATTCTACTCATTATTGTTACTCCTTTTCAGGTTAATTTAGATTACTCTGGCGCTGATGCAGCAGCATCATTATCGACTGGCATTGGCAGGTTGATTTCCACCTTGGCATAACCGTCTTCGTCCTTGTCGGACATGAAACGGCCAACTTGGATATACACACCGTCAGTAACAGAAGCCTGTGTGCCAATATAGCCAGCGGTATCATCGGATACAAATGCACCAAGTCCAACGGCAGGTGTGCCAGAGATAAGATTAGTTACAACCCAACCCTTCTTAAGAATGGAAACCTTTCCACCCTTCTGGACCTCGTCCTTATGCCAGTTAATATGCTGACGAGTAAGGTCAAGATTAACTACGTCGTTGAGTAGAATACCAACGGGGAACAGAGCGTTTGTTGCGGCGGCATACTTAACCTTTGCACCAGCCTGATCCATTGCGGCACCAGAACCAACGGTATCTAGAACTACAACTCCGCCACGAGTGGCAGTGCCTTCGTTATAGAAGAAAGAAATATCTACATCGAGTTCGTGTCGATCAGCTTTTAAAGCCATTGTTTATCTCCTTTTAAGAGTGTTTTTTAGTTTTCTTCGAGACCAGAGGTGGTGTGAAGAACATTCTTAGAAAGCCAGTTACTGACGCCAGCCCTAGTTTCGGCCACTGTGTCAGTGTCGCCAGCATCTGTCAGAGCAACCTCTTCGGTTTCTTCGACGTTTTCTAGAATCTCGGCGTCGGCTTCTGCCTCGGCTTCGTCTGTAGAATCAGTTGTGTCATCATCTGATTCTTCTGTAGCCTCTAGAGAAGCGTCAGAATCTTTATCTTCTTCGTCGTCTTTCTTCTTTTTCTTCAGTTTGTCGAAGAAGGGGTTACCCTTCATCTTAGAATAAAGAGATACAACTTCGTCAAAGATGTCGTCAGCAGCACCAGAGAACTTCTCCAAAGCCGTCTCGATGTCTTCACCCTCAAGGCCCGCCTCAACCAAAGCTGTCTTGCGGAGCATGGTCTTGAACTCGGCTTCGTGAGCTTCAATCTTACTATTAGCTCCAGCTAGCTCTTCATCTTTTGCAGCAAGCTCTTCCTTTGAAGAAGCTAGTGCATCTTGAGCAGCCGTAATCTCGTCAGATAGACCATCAATGGCCCGATCCTTTTCGGTAATAGCAGCTTCAAAAGTTTCGATGCGAGCCTGAGACTCGACATCGTTCTTTGTCGCCACTGTTTCTTCGAGGGACTTTGCGTCTTCTTTAGCCTGAGCTAAGTCTGACTTTAGTTCCTCAATTTGCTTTTGCAATAGGTCTTCATTAGCCATTGCTACATTCTCCCTTATGTCAGAATAAGATATTGAATATGTTTTACTTCCACGAAACTTGTTTAGATTATTCAGGATAACACTTCTCGGGTTAGCTGGGTGTTCAACCAAGCCTTTACCGGAAAAAGAAATATTTTTGAGTAATCTACCTAACTTGTGTCCTTCGTATTCTCCTTCACCTCCATATACTCTAAGATGCTTGGTCAAGAAAGCAGATTCCTCATCCCTTGCGATGATTTTATGCTGCCCCTTGGTATCGACTACCGCATAATCAAAACCCTTAAAAAGACATTCCATACTAACAAACCATTCACCAGCCTCAATCTCTTCAATAATACTACTCATTCTTTCTTTGCGTTCTGGATCGGCCCAGCTATTATAAAGAACAGCGCTGGTAACAATATCAAACTTTTCAGGAAGTTCGTCGGCACTAACTTCGTCTGAAATTTCCACCCCGTTTTCGTTCACGACTTTATTTCCGGTGATGTGACCAATAATGTCACTTTCGTCATGCATGAAATTAAACTGCTTGTCTTCGGGGGTGTTTCTAGCTGCCCAAACCTCGGCAAGGTCGAAAACATCATCATTTTTGTTCCAGCCTGTTGAGACTAAAACGGAAGTCAAATAATAGAGATCAAATTGATCTGGGTTAGCCCCTGCTTCAGAGCTAAATGCCAATAGTTTAGCTCTCTCCTCTTCTCCACTGTCTGGAGAATGGGGAGTGGCTAATGAGGCATAAGCAATGCTTGCGCTAGATTCAATGAGACTTTCTAGCCCAGCATCTAATTCTGCCTTGAAGATTTTTACTGTCATGTTTCACCTCTATAAAAACATACACCAGAATGAAAAATAAATCAAAACTATCCAAATTAACGGGATAACACATACGCAGAAGTTTGGATCTGGCGTGATTCTTCGAGGTTTGGGTTTCTGCCATTAGCCTCAACAAAATCGTTATTAACGCTGTCGATAAGGGAAATTAAGGAGGCGTCGGCTTTTAAATTCTGATCCAAGATATTTTTTACACTACCGGGGTCTATATCCTCAAACGGTAAAACATTGGACAGTACACACAGCTTGACATACTCTGCTTCATCAGCTTCTTGTTTAGTTAAAGCCCTAAGATTCTTCTTCCCATAGTGTGCTAGTAATGCGGGGTTAACAATATCGGAGATTTGCTTCTGAGCCTTAGTAGCCCATAAAAGCACACTAGCGAAACCCACACTTGCTGCAACTCGCGGCTTAACCTCTTTTTGCTTTCTCTTTTTTTGATCCTTAGCATTTTTAGGTCTACCGTCTTCTGGTCTGCCCTTGGGAGAGTACTTCTCTTCTGGGTTTTGTTTTGGCTGATTGTCAAACTTCTTCTGGTCTCTTTCTTCCTGTTTATCTTGTTTGTTTTCATTTTTTTCTTCAATCTTTTGGTCGTCACGCCTGTCGTCAGGAAGGCTGAAGGGGTGATCTCCCGTATCTTCGGATGGAACAAGCCCCAAGTCTTCTGGGCCAATCAGATCCTTTTGTAGAGCAATCTTCTCAAGATCGTTACGGTGTTGTGGGTTATGATAAGGGCCGGATTTCTGAGGAGACTTTTCATTTTCACGGTTTTTGGACTCGCGGTTAATTCTGATCTTCTCGATTTCTGGCACTTCTCCAAACCTTTCTTGAATGGTCTCAGAGCTAATGATGTCTCTGTCCGCCAATTGGATCAGAAGGTTCTTTTCTGCCGCCTCGTCAGATAGAGTCATCTGGTCAAAATGTATAGTGGCAGGGAACCGGAACCCCATAGCCTTTTGAACTATTTCTATTTCTTGACTCCAGAAATTCATCAAGATATTTCTACCGTATTCTAATCTCTCCAAAAGAACTCTCAATGAAATAAAGTTGTTAGTAAACCCTCCACCTCCACCGCTTGCTAATCCAGTGAGTGTAGGAGGAATTCCTAAACCAGCATAAATGTTGGTCAAAACAGGCTGGTACTTTTCAGACCCAAGAAACTTGTAGACTTGAGTATTTGATTCTTTAAAATCAATCTCTGGACCCCATACCAGATCCATCGTGCCACCACCGACATTGCTGGCTAATATGTTCCTTAACTTATTGATCGCACCCTTAGTGGGGAGGATTTTATTTTCCAGATCTCCGATGCGCCAAAGTCTAATGTTAGAGATGGCACCATCCAAGGCGGAAATATCCGCCAGTTTCATTTTTTCCAACATCAAGATATCATCTAAGATAGCGTAGATCATGGGATTGGCCCACGTTAGCCAGTCATCTTTTTTGTAGTAAAATACAGAAGTTTTATCCATGTCTAATGGAAGAACACTGATGCCCATCTTGACGGCCTGTTTGATGTCGGATGGTAGCTGCGAGAGTAACTTTTGATGATATGGACTCTTACTATTAGAGTTGATATGCTTCTTTAAAAGATTGGATATCTTAAGAGCAAATTGCGGCTTGCCTACAAAGGTAGCAAGCTCTTGACCCAAGACCTCTACAGACATCGGGTTGAGAAAATCGTGCCTCCAAGGTATCTCTCTTCTATTGACATTGACAGATTCTGGCACTATATCGGCTTTGCCAGAAGACCTCCTAAGTTCCTGCTCTACCTTTTGTGTTATTTTAGCGGTTCTTCTTTTTGTTATAACGTTGCCCGTTCTATAGAGAAGGTTTAAAAACCTCTCAGACCTTTCTTTACCATTAATTTTGCGAAACCATGCCTTGTAAAACTTTTCAATCCTTTTGTTCGGATGTACTAGGTTTATTCCCTGACACGCAAAATCACCCATCAAATCAATAACATTTCTAATAATTCCCACTCGATCATAAGCGGCCATGCACATGCGTATGGCGTCTTTCTGCTTCTGGGGAACCGTTTCCTCGCCCCTAAATCTATCATAATCACCCCGGTTAAATCCGGTTCTGACAGATATATTTGGTTCAACATCTAGAAAGGATCTACGAGCATATGCTTCAGATCTTTGCACTCCGTCATAATCGTCAAGAATACCCTTCATATTATCTAGCGCTCGCTCTTTACCGGACTCATCGCTCCAAGTAACAAACGCCGCGTCGGACCTGTTTTGGTCTGGAATATTGTTTGGCATTTCTATTGATTCCTTATCAGTTCAATTGACAGTTGTATTGTTCATACTATAATACACCGTTTAGTCATAAATCCCCTTCATGTTTTCTGTGAACCATGAGGGTCCAACAAAATCAGGACCGTCATTCTCAGATTTTACATGGGTTGCAAATCCTCCGAGATGCTCAAACTTCGGAGGAGGAGGGGTTCTCTGTATTTTCCTAGCGGACATGTTAGCCATAAGCAATGCGCTATATCGATCTTTTCGCAGTCTGTCCTTTTTACCGCCAGCAATTTTAACTTCAGGAGTGTCCCATTTGTCTCGACCTGTTGTGGTTTGCGACATGATAATCATAGATAATTCATCTTTTAATTCTTCTATCTCCATAACACAATCCTCTAGCGTGTCATATTTTCTGTCTTTAATTTTATCATCAGAGATAGCCAAACCTATCGTTGCAGAATCAAAGTATGGAAATAACAACACCTTGTCCTCAAAATCTTTACGCATGCCGTGATTCGACTCAACTACCCAATCTGCTTTTGCAAATTGTATCACTTCTAAAATATGCAGGCCCGGTTCTCCATCGGTGTCTTTTTCCTTGTTTTCATCTATCGTGGGCCATAGGGCAACTTCACCCTCTTGTATTTTATCCCCATCATGTAAAGCCTCCATGACCGCTATGCCTCCTCCTTGGGCATCCATGGCAACCTCTGCGCATGGGAAGACTTTCATCAAGTCTCTAATTTTCCTAGCGCAATAAGAATAAAAATCCGTCTCCTTGACCAGCCCGGCCTTGATTTTCTCTTTATGGTCTGTTCTGGTTGTGGTCCAACAATAAACAATTCTTCTGTGGTCTGACCATAACCCTATTATCACGATACTAAAGTTATCTACTTCAGAGGCGGGGTCTATGCCATAGACATATTTTATATCGGGATTTCCTTTTGTTATTGCGTGATATTTTGCCTCTCCACTCGGGAAAATAATAGTATTCTCTGGAGAAGCCACGCAGGACTCAAGTAGCGATCTTTTAAAGAACCCGTTACTATCGCTGGAAAAACAAGCCCCGAATTCCATCTCATAAATACCGGAGTGTACAGTAGCCTTTGATCTAGCCACCTGTGCGTCATCCATAAACCCTTGCGGCAAAAGCTCAAATGGTATCCGAATTATACTATA